GGTGCCTGGTCGCCGCGTCACTCCGCCCTGCGGAAAGATAAGCATATTCTCCAGCTTCTGTGCGCCAGAGTTATATTTTTGCAGGTCAATACGCCCCTCGAGACGTGGAGAAAACTCACCCGCTTGAAAATTTGTGACAATAGTTGAAACGCGGGCCATGTCAGAACCTGATGTTTATGAAGTCATCTGCAATCAATTTGTCCGGGATGCCTTCCATGGCGTCAATAGAACGAGCCTCGCGCAGCCGGAGCTCATAGAGCTGGTTGATGGATTGTGAAACGCTGGTGCTTCCTGTGATGGCATACGCTGTCTCTGCTGCCAGCTTGTGTGCAATGGTGCTCGAGAGCAGCGGGTCGTATGTCTCTGTGTCAGTTACCCGGGCGATATACGTAATCTTGCAGGTAGACTCGTTGCTGAGAACCTTGCGGCCTTCAATCTTGAACATAACCTGGCTGTCGTATGCCGCCACGTCGCTGTCTACGTTCTTGTTCCAGAAGGACAGCACCCGCAAGCAGTAGGGGTCTGTCGGCAAGGTAAACTGGCTGCTGAACCCGAAAGCAGGTGCGTCTGCGTCCTTTGCCAGAGACGCCCGGGTCAGAGCTGCATTCCATGGATGAGCGCGTAGGACAGCATCACGCACGGTTTCAAACCGGCGATTGCACAGGCGGGCTTCTTTGGAATTTTCAGTGAGAGCGGTAATGGTAGCTGCACCAAGCAGGTCCATTGCTTCGTTACAGATGTCCACTACGGATGGCATTACGTTACTAACCTTTCCAACTCTATGAGGACGCCCTGGCTCGTGTTCGAGTCCCCGCCCTTCCAGACCTTGCCTTCGTGCTTCGCCGTCTCCACCATCGCTTTGAGGCGCTCTGTGGGCAATATTATCACAGTTTCGTGGTCAATGATAAACGCCCAAAAATCTGCTTCTGTTGTGGAGATGCCTGACGGCTTCCCCCTAGAAAAAAACTCCACAAACACCCTGCCGGTTCGTGAAGCCTTGAAATCCCTTTTTATCTCAATGGTGCGATTCTGTAGCACATCAGCTAACCAGCTTTCGGCCATCTGACCCACTTTGAGGTCGTACCTAAAATCTCGGTTAAACTCCACTCACCGCTCCCCCGAGCTGGAGTAAAAGGGGGCGGTTGCCCGCCCCCTCAATGATTAGTCTACGACGTACTCGATGATGAACGCCATGTCGCCAGCAGTACCGCCGGTGGCATTGAACGTTGCAGCAACGTAGTACACATCGCTCGGGTCAGAGCTTTGACCGGCAAGTTCCCAGACCTGCTGACCAGTGGTGTTGAGGTTGGCCTCTTCGTAACGGAGTTCCGCTACGCCAGCACCATCAGCAACACTGGTGGCCAGAGCGTCCTCGTCCACAACCGTACCGTCGTTAGTGTAGAAACCAACGTTGTAGGTGCAGGAACCGCCGAGGTTGTCAGAACCTACACGGACGGACACGAGGGTCGCATGGGTCGGGACCGGTGCCAGCATGACAATGTCATTGTCGGTACTGTCACCAGCGGCAAGAGCAACGTTGCCCTGAGCAATGCGGACGCGACCGCCGAGCTCAGAAGCAGCATTAGCTACCTGCGGGAGTGCCTCAAGATTGGCGATGAGGTCAGAGTTTTTGGTTGTCATCTCTCAATCTCCCTTACGCTGCGCCGTCAAGGTCATCTTCGTCACACTTGATGCGGACAACCATGTTCTCCTGCATCCGCGTGGCACCGATGTCCATGCAGTAATAGACTTGGGTTGCGTAACCCTTGTCAGCCCGCTCGTCAACACGAGCCGATACGTCCTTGCCGATACCCAGAGCCATGCCCTCTTCTGCCCATGCAAAGCATGTGCGGACATTGCCGGACTCGGTCGGAAGCCGGTTCGTCATAACGAAAGTGAAGCCCATGAACTGATTGATTTCACCCTGGACCAGAGCCTTCACAGTGTTGAAGTCTGCCGAGGTGATGCTGGTATCAGCCAGGAGAGCGTGGATTTGGCTTGGACCCATTGCGATGTAACGAGGAATCGAAGGGTCAACGTCAGCCTGGTCCAGCAGCTTCTTAGCTTCACGCAGCTTGGTCAGGTTCATGTTGGTGTCAGCACCACCGACAGATACTGCAACGTCCTGGTTGGTATCGAAAGCGGTCGAAGTCGAACCGGTTTCGCCAGTGCTGGAAGCAGCGTCAAACGCAGTGATGATGACATCGTCCATGGCACGACCCATGGCAGCAGCAGCCGCCTGAGCGTAGGACGAGGTTGGGTCGATGAGCATACGAACCTTGTCTTGGTCGTCGATAAGGTCAGCGTACTCATACGATGCGAGGCTCAGACGACGACGCGCATGTGGCGTATCCATCTGAGGGGTGTCGGCATGGCGAGTGCTACGCAGTTGCGCAGTCGCTACACCGACCTGGTCGATGAAGGCATTCTTTCCAACAACATTCTCGATGCGCACAGTGTCACGCAGACGGGAACCCTTCTGCTGTGCAAGCATCTGCACGTTTGCAGAATACTGTTGTACAAATGCCGTAGTGACTTGAGAAGACATACTGTCTCTCCTTCCTTACGTCATGGTTGCACTAGATTCCGGTGTGCTACCCTCTCGGACACTCCTAGCTTTTCGGGCCAGCTTGCGGCCACCGTCTTTCCGGTTGTCGGCAGGACGAGCCAGCCCGCTACCCTGCATAACCCACTCGAAGTATCTATCCGCGAGTCGGTCTGGTTCTACAACGTCACGCGCGGTTCCAAACTCAATCGCGTAACGTAAGCACTCAAGGCGCACTTGGATTACTTCACTCTGCTCCATGAAGTACGCCCATCAATTCTTGTACACGCTCGATGGCTTGTTGACGGCCAACGACGTTCTTACGGTCCCAATAGACGTGCGATTTGTCATTCATAATCGCATCAATCTCTTGCTGCGCTGCTTGCCTCGTTACCATGCTCGAGGAAGGCGCATCGGAAACCGTGTCCTCACTTGTGACACTCTGCCTGAACTCAGCCATTTTTGCAAATGCCTTAATGAAATCAGGGTGGTTGCCCACTTTTGTGCCATCAGCCAAACGCATTTCTAGCAGCTCGTTGCCGCCAAACTGTTTGGCCACCTTGCCAGCGTCTTCAATGCGGGCATCAAAGTCGTCGCCCCAAGCCTTGCGCAACTCCATTTCGGTGCTCGAGCGTTGCTGGTTTTCAGCTTCGACAGACATCTGCGAGGTTTCGCTGGCCATGCCTCGATAGTATTCGAGGATTCCATTGGCCTGGTCAGGGGTGAGGCGCAGCTTGTGCGCTACGTCTGCGTAAGAACGAGCCACGTCTTCTGTGACTACGTTGCCATCTACAGCAATCTCATATCCCTCTGCCGTCTCTGGACGGCCAAGTTTGCCATAGATGTTGTCGAGGTCTGCGTCTGTTGGGTTGACCGGCAACGGAACCTTGTCCGCGCCAATCAGGCGTTGTGCGTTGACGTAAGACCTTGCGAGGTTCTCTACGTCTTTAATTGGTGAGAGGCTGGGGTGCTCTCTTAAGTCCTCCGGTATCGTTTGCAAGAAATCGTTACCAGACCCGCCTTGTGCTACCTCTGCTGGGGTTTCCAGCATGGTCGCCTCCGGCTGGGCTACCTGTTCGACTGCTTCTTCTGACATGGTTACTCCTGTGTCATCATGTTGTGAATATGAAGTAGGACAGCTCGTTTGCCCTCTTCAAAAGCTGTGGCATTGGCATCGCCAGCCACATAGCTCAAGGTCCGCCAGTTAGAACGTGCCTCGAGGTCGCGGAGTACCTTCTGCCCAGCCTCGCTGGCGAAGGTCTCGGTATACATGTGCTTGAGCTTCTCTATGTCCTTCACTGCTGTACCATCCTGACTGCCTGTGCAGCTTGTGCGGTTGTATATACATCCTCTTGGTCACGCTGGCGCTGCACGGCCTCGGCCTCTGCTTGCGCCCGCGCTTGCCGTGTTTCGTCAACCTCACGCTGGGACCGCATGGTGTTCTTCGGCACACCGAGAGCATCTGTGACGTGGCGCACAAGTCCATCCGGGTCAATGTGGTCACCGACCGGCAAGCTCTGTGCCAGAGGCAGCAGAATCTCGAGAGCCCGCATGGTGTTGTTGAGGCTGCTGGACTTTTGAGCCCTGGCCAGAGGCGACACATACTCAATGTCGATATCACGCCCCGCCAAAATTTCTGGGGCCGGGGCAAGCAAGTCATTGCGCAGCATCAGTGCAAACACACGGTCAATCAGCGGTCGTAGCAGCTCACTCATCAGGCGGCCAAGCACAGGGCCAATGACGCGCATGCGCTCTTCCTGCCGCTGCACCACCTCGGTGGCTGTCATCTGCGCACCGCCAGTAAACAAGATTTGGTCTACATAGAACGCCTGACGGATAGCCGTGCGGCGTTGCTCTTCCATGTTGAGGCCAATCGGAATGTTTGCGCCTGTCTGTAGCGGGGTGATTGTCTCGCGGGTACCGGACCGGAAGAAGTTGAGGCCACCAGGCTGTGTGCGGATAGGCAGCAGGAAGCCGTCGTCCGGGACCAACAGCGGCGGGTCAATCTGCTTCTGTGCGGCCTGAATAATCGTCTTGGACATGAGGTTGAGCATCTTCACGTCCGGCAGAGCCGTCATAGCCGGAGAGCGACCCATGGCCTCGCCAGTTGCTTTGAGGAAGCGCGGCACAACATACGGCAGCTCCTCGAAGCCACCCTCAGAGATAATCATGCCGGTTTGTTTACACACATATGCTGACATGTAAGGCATATTGAGATTGTCACGTTTTGTAACATCTCGTGAGATACGCGGCAGGACCGCATGCAGAATCTCTACCTCTTCGTCTGGCTTACGCTCGAAGGTGCGGCGGATAAAGTCGCCCACGTTGTCAAAGCCAAAGCGCTCCACAGCCTGTGCTGCTGTGCTCTTGTAGAGGCGGAACACCGTGTTGACCATGCCGTACTGGTCTTCTGACACATAATATTCCGAGATATGCCGGGTGCTGAACCGCAGCTTGTCACGGTCCATCTCGCAGAACATGCAAGCTGTGCCGAACACAACAAGGTCAACATATGCCTCGTGTATCTCTGTCTCGAAGTTAGAGCGCTGGAACGCTTGCATCATGCGCATGCTGGTGTCTTGGAGCCACTCGCGCACGTCGTCGTCCCGATTTAGCGTCTCATCCTTGATGTCGAGGTGAAACCAAGGCGATGCACCGCTGGTCAGCATGCCGTGCAAGAAAGCAGCAAGCAAATCAATAGCTTGGAGCGCGGTGCCATCATAGATGAGCTCCATACGCTTTTCGCCGCGTGAACGCTTCTTTACGATGTCTGCCTTGCGGGGCAGCATGTAGTCAGCCAGCTCCTGATAATGGGTGTCCCAATTATCCCGGCGTCCCTTGAGATAGTCGTATCGCTTGATAAGCGGTGCTGCTTCTTGTGCCATGATTAACCCATCAGTGTTGGTTTGCCGTCAGTAGGCTCGACAGTGCCGCCAAGAGCGCCAGCGACAATGGTTGAGCCACGGCCCTTACGGCGGGCGCGGGCCGAGGTTTCAGCCTCTTCGGCCAATGCTCGAGCACGACCCAGGTCAGGCTCGGGCGGCGGTGGTGGCGGAGGAGGCGGCGGCGGTGGTGCAGAAGGCGTCAGGAAACTCACATCTTTTCTCCCATTCGGCTAAACGGATTTGCAATATCCAGTATCCTGGATGTTGTACCGGGCTTTGGTTGCGGTTGTGCCATATCAGGCGCTATGTCCACCAACTCTGGTCTCGGCGGTGGCGTCTTGCTGTACCAAACTTTTAAGGCCTCATAACCAGCACTGGCAGCGTCTCGCCGGGCTTTGATAAATGTCTCTGCTTCGCCGACGTTAGATGATTTAAAATCGTAAGACGTGTCATCAACGCCAGCGAATCTATCCTGCAAAAATCCAACACGGTTCACCAACCCAGCCGCCACCTGGGCCTTGCCGCCAACCCGCACATTGACAGCATCCATTTCGCCAATCACGGCGTCCATAGCTGCTTTGCTATACCGCATCGGCACAAACTCTGTGTTTTGTGTCCGTATCAAGTGGTTTAGGTTTCTTCTCAGCCGGGGCTGGTTTACATCTGCATTGTAGAAATAAACACGCGCAAATTTTCGTTGCCGGTCGGTGAGTTTGGACATGTCCACGGCTTCGTGTGTCTTGCTCCGTAGGTCATACTTTCTGCCCAGCTTGTACTCGTTTACAAGAAGCACAGCCTTAGCAAGATTCTTCTCGTCTTCTGGGTTGGCTACGACATGGTTGCGTAGTGCAAGTGTCTGGGCTTGCACGTCAGCGTTTTCGTATCCCTCGAATCCGCCGCTCATAGACATGCGTGGGACTCGCCGAGTTTGTTGTAACAGCTCTTCGCCCCAAGCCAGTTTCTGCCTTAAATCATCAGGCAAAACATGTGCGAATGCCGCAACGTCAAGAGCTTTTGCTCGGCTTACGTGATAGCTGCCAGCAGTTCCCTTGTCATAATTGACTGCCTCTCGAGAGTGCTGGAAAGTGTTACTGTCCGGCCTATAACCTCTCTCAAGGTTTTCAATTACTTGGAGGGCTTCGTCGAGTTCGCTCTCATTCATAAAGGACTCCCCCGCCCTCGAGGAGTGTACCACCCCGACCTGGGCGCTTAGAACGAGTGCCACGACGGCCACGTGGAGTTTCTGCCCCAAGAGCGCCAGTGACATCTTCTGCAAGAATGTCTTCTTCTGCGGGCTGCATGATTGTAGGTTCGTCGCGCTCATCGTCGCGGTCCATCATCTCTTCGAGGGGTGATGTGATATTAGGAGCAATACCGTCCCCCTCTTCGCCTGGCTGTCTTACGCCGGTTGTTGTAAAGGTGCCGTCAGGACCAATAGTAAATGTTGGTGTGCCACCGGCTTCAAGCTGACGAAGCTGGTTCTCAAGATTAATTTTCGCAATCCCGCCCAAAAACCCGGGAAGTTGTGGCTTTTCGAGTTTTTCTTCAATAATCTCACGAGCCATTTTGCGTTTTTCTGCTTCGGGGTCGCCTTGCCCGCCTTGCCTTCCCGAAACAACCCGCCCGAGCCCTGCTTCCTGGCACCCGGCCCCGCCCTCATCC